GCGCCAAACTTGTCTTGCGCCCCTTTGTCGCCACCCATGGCCAGGGCCATATTGGTGCTGAGTTTTTTCAGGCCCAGGCCCAAGGCCTCCATGCTGGTGTCGGTCAGCAAGGCGGCGGCGCGCAGCTCACTGAGCTTGCCCACACTGATGCCGGTGCGCTCGGCCATGGCGTCGAGTTCGTCGAGCACCTTGACCATATTGCTCAGGCTGACCGCGCCGATGGCAGCGGCAATAGCGGTACCGATGGAGCCAAACTTGCCCGGCAGCGCAGCCGCCTGCGCGGACAGCGCGCTCATGTTGCGGCTGATCGAGTCAAACGCGGCCTTGGTTGAGTCAACCGCCGAGAGTGTAATTTTTGCGTCTGCCACGGTTCAGTCCCTGTTATTGGCTTGCCATCTGCGGATTTCCGTCAGCCGGCAGATCAGCAGCTCGATATCAACCTCGCCCAGCATTTCCGCCACCACCTCCAGGCCGGCCCAGTCCAGCTCCCCGCCCATCAGGTTCCACGCCCGGATGGCCCTGTCGATCTCGGGTGCGGGCCCGTGATCCGGCTTGACGGGCAGGCGAGTGCCGTCAAGCCAGGCCGTCAGTTTTTTTCGTGTTCCTTCAGATCTGCCCGGTGCGCAAGGTAGGCCTCCACAATCGCCGTCACCAGCGGTTGCAGCAGGTCGGGCCGGTCTGACAGCCATTCACGGCAAACAGCGGCGTCAAACGCAAGCGGATGTGCGTCGCCATTGGCCAGCACGTCGATCTCGCGCACCTTGTCCCAGCCGACCACAAAGCCCAGCAACTCGGGCACGTTGTTGTCGCCCTGCAGGCGCTGGGCCTCTACATCGGTGGGCCGGCGGATGGTGAAGCTGAACCCGCCGACCTCGAGGTTTTTCTCGCGCGCTTTGCGAATCTTGAGAAGCAGTGCGCTCATGGTCAGGCGCTGTAGTAGCTGGGCGTGCCTTCGGCGGTGATGACGGCCTGAGTGGTCACCTTGTCTTGCGCCTGGCCAGCCGGCGCGCCGGCAAAGCCCACGTAACCGGCAAATACCATGATCTTGCCGCCCGTGCCAAAGGTGAACTTGAACGCGCGCCGCGCCTGCGCGTCGCTGGCGGCCTTCATGGCTGCCATACCGGCGTCGGTGGGGTCCCAGATGTTGTTGAAGGTGAAGGTCATCGGGTCTGGCAGGCCCGGGACTTGGGATTTCTGGTTGCCGTGAATGGTGGTCGTGTCGATGAAGGCAAAATTGCCGCCGCTCACACTCATGTCCACTGCGCTGGTGACGCTGTTGCCGAAGGTGATCTTCTGCGCCGTACCGCTGGTGAACGCGCCAAAAGATGTGGTGTCGATGCCGGTGCCCCCGCTCACGTCCTCCAACTGGTAGGTGTTGGCCGCCACGTTGGCCACGCGGAACACGCGGCCAAAGAGCTGGAACATGCCCTGGACCAGCAAGAAAACATAATCGCCGTTGGCGTAGCCGTGCGCCGTCTGTGTGACCACGCCCGGCGCGGCATTGGTGATGCCGGTGATGGTGCCGGCGGCCGCCAGCACCGATTGAAAGGCGATCGCTACGTTGCTCCACTTGGTGACTGCTGCCATGATGAATGCTCCTTAAAGTGCGGTTTGCGGGTTTGAGCCGCTGGTGAAATAACTGACCAAATAATCCAACTCGGCCACGCCCACGGGCTTTTCCAGGCTGTCGTCCATCTGGATGGCGATGGACTGCGGCGTGACCGTCTTGGCCAGGCCGCCCAGGGTGCTGCCGCTGAGCACGGCCTCCACCTCGGCCAGCATCTGGTCCAGCGTGTCGTCCAGGTTGGCGGTGGCCTTGGCCACGGCGCGAATTTTTAGATGTAGCGAGCGCTCCAGCAGCAGGGCGCCAATGGTGTCGGCAATGATGTCTTCGCCGTCCGTGTTGACCAGCAGGCACGGCAGATCGGCATCGTTCAAGGGGTAGACCCGGCTCTGAAACACGCGCGCGCCCGTAGTGGCCAGGCCAGTCACCAGCGCGGCGGCGGCTTCGCGGATCTGGCGGCGCACATGGGCCATGGCTAGGTGGCCTCCAGTTGCAGGGTGGTCACGCCATGGCCGTCGTCGTTCCAGTCGCGCACTGTATAAGTGGCGCCACCGCTGACAATAAGCGCCAGGGCACGCGGGTCACCCGTCACACTGCCGGTGGGCAGCGTGAAGATCGGGTTAGAGCCCGCCACGGTATCGAAGGCCATCACCGGGGCCGAGTCCAGCAGGCCGCGCACCGGGACACCGCCCAGCGTCGCATCGACTGCGAAATCAGCAAAGAACACGGTGAGGTCTTCGACAAACATGCTCAGCCCTCGGAGCCCTGGCCTTCGGCGTTGCCTTGGCTTTCGCCGTTGCCTTGCGCAGCGGGCTTGCCCGCTGCCGCAGCTTCAGCATCGTTCTTGGCCTGCGCGTCGGCCTGGGCGGCCTCTTGCTGCGCGGCCTGCGCAACCTCAGCCGCCTTTTGCGCCTTGGACTTGCCGCCCTTGGCCACGGCAGCGCCGCAGTCGATGAGCTGCGCGGCCTGGGCGTCGTCGGCGACCGTCAGGTCGTCGCCCTCGGCATAATCGCGCCCATCGTGGTTGATGGGCGTGAGTGCTGTTAAGCGGGCCATGGCGATCAGGCCACCGCGTTGGTGATGAGGTAGCCTGCGGCTGCAGACGCCAGCACCGGGGCTTCGACCCGGGTGACCGGGTAGATCCACGACTTGGCGTTGCGGTCG